CTCTTCCTCTCCCCTCCCAAAAATTTATCTTATCAGTGGTCCATGGTATGGTACTCACCGATACGCGCCATTATTTCTTCTGCATCAGAGTATAATTCTTGAGGACGCTCTTCTGCATTAAACAACGCATCAACCTCATCAAAGGACGGAATGTTTAAAAGGCCCGAGGCTTCAATCATACGGCCGGCAAGCTCCTTGTCGCGTCCAATTATCTGGAAGATCTTAGATTCCCACACCAAAACGAACTTTTTCTGCGTAGGGGCATCTTCAGGCATATAAGTACTGCCTTTTTGATGCAACAGATTTGCAATAGAACTATGCATCTGCCTCAACATGTTATAATAGTAGAAATTCGTTCCTGAGCAATCATACATATGACCCAATATGCGCAACATCTGGAAACGAAAAGAATCATCGTCTTCAAATTCGGACTGGTCACTCAGCAAGCGGGGAGCCGCACGCGATGTAACTCGCAGCGGCGCAACAACGCCATATACATCACTCCAAACAAAGTAACGTTGTAAGATCTTTGGACCAGGAACAAGTGCCTCACCTTCCTTAGAAACCGTGGTGAGAAACTGATCGTACTCACCGCTCTCTTCAACTTTAATAGTGAGGTTGAAGTTGGCTTTCAAGAAAACTTGGTAGGACGGGAAAACTTTTTCTGAATTATTTTTCTCTAGCACGTGCAGACCGCTGTCACGACGGAAGCGTATTAACCCATCATCACCATAAATTAGGAAATGAAGATCAATAAGATTACGGCGCACCCATTCGGACCGAAGATGTGCTGGAACCAACGAAGCACAATGGAGCATCCAAGCATACACCATTATGATGCAGTAGAGAGTGTCAAAGAATGAAGTGTTCAACTGACCACTAGACATTCCCCCTACCACAATCCGGAAAAAGTCGGGAAACGTGATTACCTTACCTGTATAATTCTGAATCATCTTTGAATACAGAAGGTAAAAGACCACAAGCTTCTTTGCATTAACGTCCGATAAACCCTCATACGAACGCTGCAACTCCTCTTTCATCTCATCAATGCGAACGTGGAAGAATCCGAAAAGAGAATTCATCAATGCAATGATGACGGGGGCGAGCAAATCGACGTCAAGCCCGCTGATGTCATAATCAGCCCACCGATACATGTCTACCTGATCATAAGACATGTACCGCGCAATCTGATGGGCGCCCCGGTGGGTCCACCGAAACCCAACCATGAAAGGAAAACGACCAGAAAAGATCTTCTGAAGCGGAGTAAAGATGACTTTCTCAATTGACAAGTCAAAAATGGAAGCAACTTGAAACACCCTAGGGTTGATGCCTTCCTTGACTTCAGATTTAAACGCCGTCTTCAACGGAGACATTATATTTTCGTTCAATGAACGAATGGCAGGCCCAACACCGTGAACAAGCTCATTGTAGGCATAATGCGCAACGCCCACGCTCACAAATGCAGCGGTATTGGCCGCTTCGGATCTGTATGGATTCATAAAATTGCCCACGTATACTCCGTCTTCCGTGCGGCACTTAACATGGCGCATCATTAAAGCCCCCCCTTTAGTCTGGGGATAATCGTGCATGTAATTGACAGGGTCAAACATGTCTGGTATGGGCAGGGAAAATTTTTGATAAGTCACGCCGCAGCCCCGGTACATCATCGCTATAGCCTTGTAGACAAGTTGGGAACACTTGGAATGCACGATAGCGTTGCGAGTAAGCTTCTTTAAAGACGCGTGCATACCGCCAACATTAGTACCTACAACGTGATGTCGAAGCATGACTGGGAACATAGGAGAATCACTGTCAAATGTGTGTTTCTGACCGCAATCACATTTGAACAAGCGAGGAAAGTCTTGAACGCCAGGGGGAGCGCGTTGAAGAGCGTTCAATACTGCACACAGGTCGTGAACGTAGCACTCACCGTACATTCTTCCTGAATCATTACGAAATCCGTGAATCAGGGAGCGGCGGCCATCACACAAGTCGCACTCATTCCGAATGATTGAGTTGCGAAACAAAAGTGTCGCGTGTAACCGTAAGAACCAAGGGACTGGACGCATACGCGGAAAGCCAAAAGGAACTCGCAGACCGCGTACGTCACGACACGGTATGATGGAGTACTCTCCTCGAATGGAACCAAGGTATTCAACGACTGCGCTCCGAGTAGAGCCTGTATAGGCAAGGAGGTGTTTTCCATTGACCACTGGACGAAAATTTAGGCCAAGCATCAGGGTCAGGTACGAGACACGAACGACCATGTCTTTATCATCCCCGATTACTCGTAAAATAGCACATCGTCGCTTAAGAACCTCCTCCTTGTATTCGCGATCGTAGAACCCGTTGTAGACAGTTCCATTATCCTCCCGAACATGTTTATTGTGGGCACGAACCTTTAGAACATAAGTATCAGCAACAAATTTTCCCTTTACCTCTTGAGCATTAACGTAAAAATTACTGATAACGACGTCTGGGGGGAGACTCAATTCTTCTCCCTGCTGCTTTTTCATCTCCCACACTTGTTTCAAAAAATGCTTCAGTGTACGAATGCGCAGTGTTGGATTACGAGAATGATAAGGGTTTTCAGCTGCGGAGAAAATGTTCAAACAGACCCCCTCCTCGGAAGGTTTAT